GAACGGACGACGTCAGTGCGATCCCGAAATACGTCGGCGGCAAAGGCGACAGTGGCGGGGCCGGACGAACGGCCAGCGGTCTGGCGATGCTGATGGGCAACGCCAGCAAGATACTCCAGACGGTGAGTGCGAACATCGACCGCGAGGTTATCGAGCCCGCACTGTTGCAGCTCTCCGACCTTATTCTGCTGACCGACACCACTGGCTTGCTCACTGGTGCGGAGGACATCAATGTCCTCGGTGTCAACGTGGCGATTCAGCGCGAGACGATTCGCCAGCGCCAGCTGGAATTCCTGCAAACCACGCTCAACCCGACCGACATGAAGATCATGGGTATCACCGGTCGTGGTGCCGTGTTGCGTTCCATCGCCACCACCATTGGTCTCAACGGCGAGGAGGTCGTTCCGGCCGAAGACAAGCTGGAACAGATGGAGAAGCAGGAGGCGAAGCAGCGCGAGCACGGGCCGATCATGGAGCAGATCGATCAGGGTGTGCAGAAGGGCGTCGAGGCAGGCGTGCAGCAGATCACCAAGGAGCTGACGGCCTTGGGTATCGGGCCGCAAATGGGTCTGGACCAGCAGCTTGGCGCAGCAGGTCCGGATGGCGCACCGGGCGGCGGTGGTCCTCCCCCCGGTGCCGACCCGGTGCGCAACTCACGTGATGGTGGCGTGGTTCCCAGTGCAGGTAAAGGCCCGTTCGGAGCACAGCCACAGGGTGCGCGGCCCGGTAACCGTGGCGGTAACGTCGAGCAGATGGCGGCTTACGGCCAAGGCACGCGCCGTGCGCCGCCGACGCAGGGCATGGGACCGCAGACGCACGTCGTGGGTAATCAGCCGAAACAGCCGGGGCCGGGTGGCCCGCCGCGACTTTCTCCCGGTGTCGGATGACACCTTAAGGAAACATCAACTACTCGCAGTGTAAGGGTCATGTGAGCAGCGCCGTGAGGTTTACGTCATGCCCATTCTGTCTTCGGAAAACTACGACCGGAATAAAATCGGTCAGGTGCTGGAAGAAGCTGCTGCGGGCGTGACCGCAGTCGGCGCGACCGGCCCCGATGGCCCGACCGGTGGATCGACTGGTGGGCCCGGCCCGCGCGGCGCGAGCATGACAGGTCCCACGGGTGCTACCGGTACGAATACCGGTCCTGTCGGCGTGCACGGGTTTCAGGGTGCCGCAGGCCCGACTGGACCGACTGGCGCTACAGGCGTGGCTGGGCAGACGGGTTCTGCCGGTCCAGCAGGGCCGTATGGCACTGCGCAAGGTGTAGCGGGTGCGACCGGCCCGACCGGTCAGGCGACCGGTACCACGGGTGCGACCGGTGCGAGCGCAACCGGAAACACCGGGCCGACCGGCGGCACTGGCCTGCCGGGACCGCCGGGGCCGGTTGGCACGACGGGTCCGACCGGTCCGACCGGTACTGCGGTTGATATTTTCGTCGCCCCCACCAGTGACCCCGGTATCGCGGGACGGGTGTGGAATAACAACGGCGTACCGACCGTCTCTGCGGGGTGATCAGTCATGGCGCGCGACAAGCTCGTTTCCGATAACTACGACCCCAACGCCATCAGCCCGACGCTGAAGGCCGTGGTCGATGCAGTTAACGCTGGTTCGGTCACAGGCATCACGGGTCCTACTGGACCGACCGGAAGTTACGGTGCTCAGACAGGTCCCACGGGCCCTGCCGGGGTTACCGGGCCGACCGGCATCGCGGGTGGCTTGACCGGCTCCAAGCAGGGTCCTCCGGGTCCGACGGGCTCGACGGGCCCTACCGGGGCGACCGGGGCGCAGGGAACCGCTGGATTTGGTGGACCGACAGGTCCGACCGGGCCAACTGGCCCGATTGCGGCGACCGGCACGAATACCGGGCCTATGGGTCCGACCGGACCTATCCGGGCCGCTGCCGGAATGACCGGGACCAACCTGACCGGGCCGACCGGGCGTGCTGGCGCGGCGGGTGCGCGGGGTCCGGCGGGTGCTGCTTCGCTGACCGGGCCGACCGGGCCGACCGGTAAGAACCGTTCGATTTTCGCCCCGCCCGCGTCCGATCCGCACGCTGCCGGGCAGGTGTGGAGCAACGGCGGCACACTGACGATTTCAGCGGGGTAGCGCTATGCCTATCGATGACGGCTCTATCGATCCACGCCTGAAGGCACTTGCACAGGGGATCAATGAAAGCTCGGCGCCGGGACCGACCGGTGCGCGCGGCCCTGCGGGAGCGTCTACGTCGACCGGACCGACCGGTGCTACCGGATTGAGTCCCACTGGTCCGGCTGGCGGTACGACCGGGCCTACCGGCCCGACCGGGTATACCGGGGTGGCCGGTGTGGCGGGGCCCGCTGGACCACGTCCGGCGACCGGGAGCACTGGCGCTACTGGTGCAACCGGGGGTCAGGGCAGTTCTGCCGTTACCGGTCCTACCGGACCTACCGGTGCGAACACCTCGACCGGCCCCACCGGTCCGGTTGGGGCCACAGGTCCTACCGGTCCAGCCGGACCGGCCGGTCCAACGGGTCCCACCGGGGCAACGGGTCGCACGGCACCTGCTGGTCCTCCGGGCCCGGTGAGGAACACGGTTTACGCCATCCCGACTACCGATCCGCTGGTGAAGGGGGCTATGTGGGCGCGTGATGGCGTGATAACCTTCTCGGGAGGTTGACACTTAGCCTCTTCGCAGTGAACTTTGGGGACTCCACACGGGGTCCCCCTTTTTATGTCCTTGATGCTCAATATGATTGTGCGAAACGAGTCCGCGCGGATCGAACGTGCGCTCAAGAGTGCAGCCCCCTACATCTCCTCGTATGTGATCCTTGATACTGGCAGCACTGACGATACCGTGGCGGTAATAGAAAGGTTCTTTAGGGGTGCAGGTATTCGTGGTGAGGTTCTTCCCGGGGTGTTTGAGGACTTTGGTCAGGCTAGAAATTCTGCACTGGCTGCTGCACGGTTTAGGTCTGGATACTTTAAGCCTAGCTTCTATTTATTGATGGATGCAGACATGGAATTGGTGGTCAGGGATCAGGGCCAGTTCCTGCAGTTGCGCGACGGTCTCTGTTATGAGATGTACCAGCATGCCGGATCGACGCACTACACCAATGCGCGTCTGCTGAATGTTACCGCTGACGGTAACTACAAGGGCCCGACCCACGAATACCTTAATGTTGCATCTGCCGGTCGTATCCCCACAAGTGTAGCGTATTTCATCGACCACGCGGATGGTTTCAACCGCACCGACAAGTTCAAGCGCGACATCCGGCTTTTGGAGAAGGCACTCCAAGAAGAGCCTGACAACGCACGCTACATGTACTACCTAGCGTCGTCGTATCGCGACGCAGGCCAGCCCCAGCAGGCGGCGGACTGGTTTGCGCGACGCATAGAAGCCGGGGGCTGGGCCGAAGAGGTCTGGAAGGCCAAGGTTGATCTTGCGCACGCATACAAAGAACTCGACAATACCGATGCGTTTGTTGCCGGACTGTTGGAGGCATATAACTATCGACCGACCCGTGCCGAGGCCATGTATGACCTCGCGCACTGGTACCGCGAGCAGCCGCACAGCCAAGCAGCGGCGCTGGCCTGCGCCGAGGCGGTCGAACACCTGCCCAAGCCGGACGACTCGCTGTTCGTCAACGACTATGTCTATGAAGTCGGCGTCAAGGAGGAGATCAGCATCACGGCCGGGTACGTGCCGGGCAAGTATGCCAAGGGCCGCCGTGTGACCGATGAACTTGCACTGAAGATCACCGACTACTGGACGGCACGGGCGTGCGCGCGTGGCAACATGTACTGGTATGTCCGTCCACTGGTCGAGGAGTGCCCGTCGTTCAAGTGGAAGAACATCCCGTTTGTGCCGCCGGATGGCCTTGTGGCGATGAACCCGAGCGTGGTGCAGCACAACCAGAAGGTTTTCGTGAACGTGCGTGCCGTGAACTACCGGATAGACGATGCCGGGCGCTACATTATCACCGCGACCGATGGCACCGCGAATGCCGAGAACCCGATTGATACCCGTAATTTTCTCGTCAATCTCGGGTTCAGTCCCATGCGGGACGAACCGATTGCTTCGTGGGAGTGTTACCGGCCCGGTAACATGCCTTGCGAGTTTCCGCTGGTGACCGGGTTCGAGGATGTCAGGCTGTTCTCATGGATGTTCGACCTGTGGTGCACGGCGACCGTGCGCCAGATCGCGGCCGATGGACAGTGTGAACAGGTGCTGACTAGATTGATACCGGTAGACGCGGATGTGTGGAACCCGGAGGTCATTGTTGGCCGGTACGGTTACGGCCACACGGACATGAAGCGCATGCTGCGTGTTCCACGTGAAACCGAAAAGAACTGGTCCCCGATCCAGTGGGACGGTTCCAAGGAACCGTTGTTTCTGCACCGGCCCGGAGTCGTGGTGAACTCGGACGGTGCCAAGGTGATAGACACCCCGGTGCCGTTCATGGTCGACAATATCAGCGGGTCGTCGCAGTTGATTCACTGGGGCTCGGGTGGCTGGCTGGCTATCGCGCACACCGCGCATCCGCTGCCGAATGAGCCTTACAAACGGTTCTATTATCACCGGTTCATCGAATACGCGCGCGACATGAGCGTCAGGCGCATGAGTCTGCCGTTCTGTTTCCACGACCGGGTGATAGAGTTCTGCGGCGGGATGTGCTGGGCACCCGAGGCACCGTTGGCAGAGCTGGTGGTCTCTTATGGGTACAGGGACAACGAGGCGCGGATTGCTACAGTCAACGCCGACGAAGTCGACCGATTGCTTGATCAGGGGCACGTCTATGCTCGGGCTTAACGAGGCCGACTGGGCCAAGGAGCAGACCTGCGCGCCGCTGGCTGGCAACGGTCATGTGAACACCGCCAAGTTGTTCGCGGCGTCCTACGGGCTGCCGTTGCACGGTGACAAGTGGAAAAACTGGGACAGCTTCCTTGCGGTGCATCACGTCGGGCGTCTGCTCAAGCGCGACGACCCGGTGCTGGATGCTGGCGCGTGCAGGGACCCCAACTGGGAAATGAGTGCCTTCCTGCCGAGTCTGCACAAGCTTGGGTTCACCAATCTGACCGGATGTAATCTGGACGAAAAAGACCCCGGAGAGACTGTGGGGGGTATCCACTACGAACATTGCAACATTGAAATGTTGCGTTACCAAGCTGCGAGTTTTGCCTTTGTGGCGTGCCTTAGCGTGATCGAGCACGGCATCGACTGGCGCAAATATTTTGTCGAGGCGGCGCGCGTGCTGCGGCCCGGCGGCTACCTGTTCACGTCGTTCGACTACTGGCTT